ATATATGAATCTGTGTATTATGAGTCTGGAAATTTAAAAGTGGCGAACAACGAATTTTCAGCCACTGTTAGTGGGTTTCCAACTAATTTTGCCAACGCAGCAGTCAAAACTTCATAGGAACGATCATGGCAACTGTAGCAACACATTTAAAACCCAATCTCAAATCAACTTACAACCTTTGGAAGTTGCTTTCAAATGGAGATACTGTCACTTGTTATTATCTGCATATTCCTAAGAGAGCATATAATGAAAACTATGCTATGGGTGTAGACACACCAAAAAAAGATGCTGCTCAGGCGATAGCAACTTGGTTAAATGCTAATGTGGCATCATTCACATATACAGTTTTAACATTGGCTGACGGATACACACCAAACTGGTGCGGTTCTCCGGATTTAGAATTGATTCACAAAGCATCAGAAGGTTCGTTTGATAAGGTTGCTCTCTACCACACTGCAGAAGATTTCGATGACGATCATATTCAACGTCGGAAGGCAGCTGCAAAAATATTCGCGGACGAATATAGTTTCGGTTCGACCCAGCTCGTTTGCCCATTACTTGATGCGAACCTCGGTAGTATACATGCTGTTCAGGAATTACCAGCCGATTTGTTATCTCTCATCTCAGATCCTTGGATTTCGGTTCGAAAAGCATATGTTTCTGGAGGAACCTCTAATAATGAAGTCATTGCTATTGAAAAGTCGTTTCATCAGGCAAATAATGCAACATATTGCGGAACTGAAGAGGATGGTTCTTGGTATGTTGATAGTCACCCCAAGTATTCAAGCTGGGTTGAGGAAAGTAAGACAGGATATAACCTCCTAGCGATCCATCCATATTACAAGTATCTAACAGTCTAAGATTATAAATAGCCTCAGAAATAACTTTCGGAGGCTCGGATGGCTACACCTACCTCAAGAAGCACGTTCAAGGATTATTGCCTTCGTCGACTAGGATCGCCTGTAATTGATATCAATGTGGACGAAGAGCAAACTCAAGATCGTATAGACGATGCTCTTTCTAAGTTCCGCGATTATCATTACGATGGAACAGAGCGTGTCCTGATATCACATGAGGTCACACAAACAGATAAGGATAATGGATACATCACTCTTGAAGAGGATGTTGTTGGTGTTATACGTGTTCTAGATATCGGAGATGCAATAAATGCCTCAAATCTTTTTAATATCCGATATCAGATTCATCTAAATGATTTATTCGATTTTTCGAGCAGCTCTTATGTGAGTTATGTTATGGCTATGCGCCATGTCGAAACTCTCGAAGAAATATTCGTAGGATCCAAGCCAATCAGATTCAACAGGCACAAAGATCAACTACACATTGATATGCAATGGTCGGAGGATGTGGCACTTGGCGAGTATATAATAATCGATGGCTACAAAACTTTAGATCCAGAAGTTTATGCTGATGTGTGGAATGATCCTTGGCTTAAAAAGTATGCAACTGCCCTGATCAAACGGCAATGGGGTGAGAACCTCAAAAAGTTTGAAGGAATGCAACTTCCAGGCGGGATACAGTTCAACGGTCAAAAAATATGGGAAGAGGCGACTGAAGAAATTAATAAAATTGAGGAAGAACTGAATAGCACACACAGCTTGCCTGTTATGGATATGGTTGGATGATAAATGACCACTAATAAGTATTTCAGCAACTTCACATATGGACGTGAGCAAGACACCCAAGACGATTTGATTGTTGAGTCAATCAAAATTTACGGTCAGGATGTCAAATACATGCCACGCACACTTGTGAAGGAGGATGACTTATTTGGTGAGGATATTTTATCGAAGTTCGAAACTGCAGTCGATCTCGAAATGTATATCAAAAATACGACTGGATTTGAAGGAGAGGGCGACTTTCTTTCTAAATTTGGGCTAGAGATTCGAGACCAAGTTACATTTACGATGGCGAGAAAACGCTGGGATCAAATCACAACAGAAAAAATTATCGATGAGGTTGGTTTCAACTATCAGATAGAAACTGCAAACACTGGTGCTTACTCCAACTCACACTCACTTATGCTAGAAACAGGCTCGGCGAATGGGTACTCTATCTCATCAAGTAGACCTAACGAGGGAGATCTCATATTTTTTCCTCTTAATGAAAAGCTCTATGAGATAAAGTTTGTAGAGCATGAGGAAATATTCTATCCTCATGGTAAACTCTACACATATGATTTAACCTGTGAGTTGTTCCAATACAGCAGTCAACAGCTAGATACTGGCAACACTGCTATAGACTCACTCGAGTTGAGCTACTCGGCAGATCAGCTGTTCTATCAGTTTACATTAGAAAACGGCGATACGCTGACTGGCGAGGATGGTGATTATATCGTGCAAGAATACAGGCTCGAAACTACGGACAACGCAGCAAACAACGAGTTCTTTACGCAACAGTCGCTCGATTTTATTGACTTCAGCGAAACGAATCCATTTTCGGAGGTCGATAGATACTAATGTTTGGGTCGCAGTTTTATAATCAATCGATTCGCAAATATGTTGTCATGTTCGGCAACATGTTTAACGATATCGTTGTTCAGAGGCTTAACAACTCAGGAACTGTAATACAGTCTATCGCCGTTCCGATTGCTTATGGACCGAAAGAAAAGTTTCTCGTTAGAATAAGTCAAGATCCTAATTTAGACCGCGAGGTGGCGTTACAACTTCCACGTATGGGGTTTGAGGTTGTTAGTTATACATACGATTCGACTCGAAGACTACAACAAACGATAAAAAATGCATCAGTTTCGACATCAGATTCAACAGTAAAGAACTATCAATTTACACCAGTGCCATACAATATTGGTGTAGCACTATCTATTTTTGTTCAAAACGCCGATGATGGTGCGCAAATATTAGAGCAAATCTTACCGTTTTTTGGACCTGAGTGGACTAATACAGTCAATCTCATTCCATCCATGAATATTAAAATGGATATTCCGACTATATTGAATGATGTTGCGGTTGAGGATACTTATGAAGGTGACTTTGTTTCTCGTCGTGCCCTGATATACACACTCAACTTCACTATCAAAGGATACTTCTATGGACCTATACGCAGCTCTGGTCTCATCACAAGAGTTCAAGTCGACTTGGCAGCAGCGAATGGTGTCGGTGATGTTACTTCTACTGATATCGACAGGACTGGTCGCTCTAGTCGGATAGTCATAGTTCCTGGGCAGTTAGCCAATGGCTCGCCGACCGCTAACTCGGCTGCATCCGTTGATCGTTCTTTGATTAGTGCTAACAGTAACTTCGGATTTGCTGTAAATACGTTCTTCTTCACTGATGGATTAGATTACAATCCTAAAACAGGGAATGATGAGTTATGAAAACTCAACTTGAAAAGAACTTAGAAGATATGCTCAACTTACCAGTCGAGCAGCAAATCGCTGACGAGCAGGTTCCTGTAGTTATAAAGAACAATGATTATGAGTTCGCTCGAGAAAACCTTCACGACATAATCGGTAAAGGGTCAAAGGCTCTTGACGAGTTATGCGATGTTGCTAATGCGAGCCAACATCCACGCGCATACGAGGTTGTCAGCACGCTGATAAAGACACTGAGTGATGCGAACTCAAACCTACTCGATATACAAAAGAAAAAGAAAGATATCGAAAAAGAGGATGATAAAGGTCCAAACAAAGTGACTAACAATCTATTCGTTGGTAGCACTGCAGATCTTCAAAAAATAGTTAATCCGAGGAAAGTCATAGATGGCTGAAACATACCTCGGTAATCCGCTTCTAAAAGCTCCTGGCGTTCAAATTGATTTTACGAAGGAACAAATCGAAGAGTATGTCAAATGTGCGAAAGATGCTAAGTATTTCATAGAAACTTATATTAAAATTGTCAACGTCGATAAAGGGTTGGTATCTTTCAATCTTTATGACTTTCAGGAAAAAATGGTTGACACGTTTGTTAATAATCGTTTCACCATATGTAAATTACCACGCCAGAGCGGTAAGTCCACCACAGTTGTAGGTTATATGCTGTGGAATATTCTTTTCAATGACAAT